AGTAAGGAATACGAGTAGGTTGAAAAGGATTAGCTACTAACCGCAAAATAGCAGTGCCACAAATCCAACAGTTAATCTGAATTTCATCAGTATCTTTAAACTCTTTAGGTAAGTCCATACCATACTGTTTAGCAGTTTCTGTATCAATAGTGCCCCAGTACTCTAACACTTCGTATCTATCAGGCGATTCAGTAATGTAGTAATCCTTAAGATCGTTTTCCCAATACTCACGAGTATACGTACTGCCAACAGTAATACATTCTTCAATAGCTTCTGATCTAAAGAAAGGACGTTTTTTTAGCGCACGTAACTGTGGCTTAGATAGCTTATGCCTTTCTACTACGTATAGAGCTTCATCCATATTTGAGGCATCGGGGTCAGGATAAAAATCCCAAATAGAAACATGAGCAGCTTGTGGAACAACTTTAGTAACAGGCTCATAGTCACCTTGATCATTCCATGAAGGGTATTCTTTATCAACAGCAAACGGTCCTTTTAAAATACCTGTTCCAAATAAGACACACTCAAAAATAGATGAACGCAAATGCTTAGATGCGTTAGACTCTTCTAGTTGATCATGGATTTTCTTTTCCATCTTTTTAGCTGCAATGGCAGCAGGACTAAAGGTAACTGCAGTAGGCGTAACACCTTCACCTTCTTTTAAATTCTTAATACCCCTAAGCTTATTTGCTAATGGACCTAATCGTTTACTTAAAGAATAGAGTGTGGCCCCTTTAGGAAGTTCTTCTCCGTCATCCGCTGATCCATAAGGAGACTCAGGTGCAGAAACTTCTTCACCTTCTTTACCCTCTTCAGGACGTTCTTTAGGATCAAAATAAACACTTTCACTTACACCTTCGGGTAATGTTGTTGGATCAATAGTAATGGGAAATTTAGTTTTAGCAAAAAGTACATCAATAATTTGCCCATAAGCTGCAAGTACTTTTGTTTTAGTTACTTTAATAAATACACGAGAGCGTTCTGCTTCTGTGAATTGTACGTCTGAATTGT